TTGAATTCCTTGAAGAACACCATTTTTATAAGCTCCAAATTCATTATTATAAATATCTGCAACTTCAAATTCATTTGGATTATTTTTTAATCGGTCTGCAATTTTACTTCCTTCAGATTTCATTTCATAAAATTTTTTATTTGCTTCTAATGTTTCAACATTATCTCTTTGTTTGATATAATATTCTTGTGCTACACCTGCTAATGCAGACAATCCTGCTGCTGGTGTTTTGGTTGGATCAATTTGCAAATTAGATTTAACTCCTGCTACTTCTGCAGTAGGTCTAGCTTGTGATGTAAAAGTTGGTATCTTTGGCATTATGTATTTCTTGATCTATTGATTGATTTAGATTGTACTCTTAAATTACTCATACTGTTGTTTCTTGGATTTCTATCTTTGTGATCCACATCTCTACCAAGAATACTTGATCCATATTTCTTTTTCATTATTCTTCTTGCACCATTTCTACCAGCTCTGTCTTTTTTTTGCTCTGGTTTAGAATGGTAATTTGCGTATTCTTTTTTATAATTTCTTGGCATATTAAATCCTAATCAAAATATTGTCCATTAACAGGTTGTTGCATACCAGCTCCTCCAGCTCCAAAAGACTTTCCACCACCACCACCAAAGCCACCAGACATAGCCATTAAACTTTTACCAGCTTTAGCATAGTAACCTAGTTCAGCTATTTTTGCCTGTTGTCTAGCAACTTGACCTTGTATTCTTGCAAAGTTTGCTTCTTCTATTTTTTTGCCTTCAGCAACTTTAGCATTATAATCCATAATATCTTTTTGAATTTCAGCTTGTTCAGCATTGTATCTCATTAGTCTTAAACCAGATCCTGAAAGTTCAGCGCCAGATTTTAAAACTGCTGTTTTTGTTTGACCTTGTAATTGAGTAAACTGTTGGTCAAATCTTCCAATATCAAATTCTAATTGTTTTTCTATTTGTGCAGCCTCTTGTTCTGCAATCGTAGCATTTCTTTCTTGAACTGCTTGATTATATTTACCTGCAGCACTAGCTTGTTTAGCAGCAGCAATGTCAAATACAAAACTCATTAGAATAACCTCGCATATCTGTAATGGTCTGCACCATCAAATCCGTATTTCTTCATTAATCCTTCTTCTTGTAATCCTAACCATTTAGCAAATTTTAAACCAATAGCAAACTCTGCTCGTACTGCAGTTTGTACTCTGTGAATATTATGTTCTTTAGCAACTCTTGCAAAATTCTTTTTAATAGCTCTTGCAATAACTATAGGATGTTTCCAAACTTTATTAGTAGCTAACACCCAGCCTTCTGCAACACCATTCCACAATAGTTTCATTCCAGCAGAGGCAATAGGTTCGTTATTAATCATACAAGTAAAAGCTAATCCTTCTTCTTCTAAATTTATTGTTTCTCCATCAAAAGTCGCATCCTTATCCATTAAAGCATGGTTCATTTGACTAGATAGAATTATCTTACCATGGTTTGCAATATAAGGCACTATATGTAGTAGATTATCCGTCATTAGTTACTAACCTTGGGTATAATGATAAAATAGTTAAAGGTAAAGGCTGATCTTGTCTAACATACACAAAACCATCTGTCTCATAGTTTCCTCTAAATTCAATTTCTTTATCTCCTGTGAATACTGGTATAGCTTGATCCATAGCAGCAGAAGAAGATCTAAAAGGTATTCGTTCCATGTTATCTAAGTCTGGTCCTACTTCAATACCAATAGATTCATACATACGAATAGTAATATCAAATATTCTTTTTGTTTTACCTTGCGATGTACCATTTTGCGCTCCAGCATCTAATCGCATAGTCTGCAAAAGAGAAGTATAAGGTAAACCAACTTTAACTTTGCTTGCAGATCGTTCTAAAGTAATTGAACCAGAACTAACTGTTTTTCTTGGGTGTGTAGATCCGTCTGCAAGAATAGCAACTTCTTGTCCCTCTAAATGATCTAATCCAGAAATAGAAGTAGTTGCAGATCCATCATAAGCAAGTTGAGAATCTAAAAAATTAAAATCTGTATTGTCTGTTTCGTCAAAATCAAAAGTATTAAGATATTCTACATGTCGTTTAGTAACTCCATTAATAGTTCTTTTTACAATAACCCATAATTGATATTCTGTATCATCGGTTGGTAGCACTGCCGCACTTTCGCAAACTGCATTTCCACTTCCAAATGATCCGCCAAAAATATGTCTATGCCAAGCAACTACCTGTTGTTCTCTTTGGTAAGTTAAAGCAACTAATTGACCATCACCTCTTACGCACCAAATAATATTATTAGGTTCTTCTTGAAACGACATTTGTGTAATACCAGATTCAGTAACATGTTCAGCAAGGATCGTCATATCAGGAGCAACATATCCATCTACATCAAAGTTGTATGCTAGTTCTCTAATTTTTCTTTTAGCTCTTTGTAAAAATAAAGTTGCGTTCCCTACTGCAATACCATCTACATTAGCTGCACCATGATTAGATTGTTTATTAATTAAAATATTAGTAGGTGTAATTGCTGTAGAAGTTCCACCACCTGATACTGCAAATTCTCCACCTGCTGTACCAATAATTAAAGTTCTAGTCGCAGTCATAAAGCGAATAGCATTGACTTGGTTAGAAGCAATCGTATACACAATCGCATCATCATCAGCTACTGTTTCATGGTATTTATCATCAAAATTTTCGTAATCTCCAGATCTGGAAAAAAATATTGCTTGAGGTTGAGATTTTGTCCCTGCAAATACTAATCGTTGTTCAAAAAAAGTAACACAAGATGGATAACCTGTAGTATCACTAAATGATCCTAAAGCAAAATCTGTTGTAGCAAGTGTTTCATTTAGATCTACAATTACTGTTCCCACTACAACAGTGGTAGAAGTAACACTTGTTATTTTTAAATGACCTTCTGTTATATGAAGTAGTCTACCAACATCCGTAGATAAAAAACCTTGTCCACCATTAATACCTGTTATTGCACTTGCTGTTACAGTTGTGGTTTGACCAACATCTTTATGTGATGGAGATACTGTAGTTGTTTCTACATTGTGATCCATGAATGGTCCATTAGTAATTACATCATCAATTAATGTCCAAGATGTATGACCTGTTCTGGTTAGTTTTCTAGGATGATGATTGGGATGACAAATGTACATAGTGTCTGCACTTTGTGCAAATTTTATTTCAAATAGTTCTGCTTCTAAATAAGGAGAAGTAATCTCGTAAGCAGAACCTCCATCTAAAATAACTCCATTGTCTTTGTAGAACCTTATGTACTGGTCTCCAAACTCTAACATATAAGTTTGTGTGGTAGAAAATTCAAAAGGTATAAGTCTTGTTTTTTTTGTGCTGTCTTTTACCTCTGCTACAAATTGTGTTCCAGGTCGTCTAGCAGCAGAACCATGAGGATAAATAATCATGTTTTCTAAAGTCTTACAAGCAGAAGCGTATTTGGTTAGATCATTACGACCATCTAATCTGGGAGATAATTCTCCACCAGTGAAGTTTGTTAATTGCACCGCTACTCGTGCCATAACTTAATACCTTGAGTTAGTCCAAGTACCAGCACCGATTACATCAGTCATGCCATTGTCTTGAACTGTATTTTGTCCTTCGGTAGCGTCTACAAATCTAGCATCTCTTAATTTAGTTTGATACAAAGTATACATATTTTGAGATACAGGATTAGAAGAAGTAACAGCATAAGCAATGTCAGCCGCTAATGCTGCAGATAAAGTTTCTCTTAAAATTTCATCATATTCATTAGGATCCGTAATTCTTGCAACATATAATATTTTCATAGTACCAAGGTTAGATACTATTTTTCTTCCTTCAATTTTGTAATCATGGTCGTGTGCTTCTATAACTAAAACTCGTAAACAGTCTGCAGGTAAGGTAAATTGGTAACTGAATCCCCAAGCAGGAGTTGCTGTATCAGAAGCGAGCTGAACTCGTTTTTGCAAACAATTCCAAGGGTGATGTCTGAATAAGCTATCTCGTACCTGTGTATATCGTGCATTACATAATCTTGCATTCTTTGAATCTTCTGTCAATGAAATGATGGTGGATGCACCTAATTGGTTTAAAGCTCCGTTACAAATATCTACTACTGATGCCATCTATTTTTTCTTTGCTGTCTTAGCTGCTCTTTTAAAATTTGCTGCTGTGGGAGATCCTTTAGATCCTACCTTTCTCATTTTTTCATTTGAGCCAGCTTTAATTCTTTTTCTTTTTGCGTGAATGTTTGCGTATAAACCTTTTTTCATTATATCTACTCCTTTGTTATATACTTTCTTCTTATCTTCCTATTAGTCATCTGTTGCCAGATTTCTGCTTCTGTTCGTTCATTATGAATATCAAATCCATGATGAACAGATGCTGTGTGTTTAAATCTATCTACTAAAACAAATCTATACACATAATCATCTTTCTTAAAATGTAACACAGGTTTTACTTCTTTTATATGTTTCATTCTAAAAAAGATAGGGGGGATTGCTCCCCCCCGTCTTAATACGAATTAACCTTCGTATGCTTGGATCTTAACTACTTTCTCTTCTTCCATTCGGGTTGCACCGAAAGCAGCAGAGTAGTAAACTTGAGTAGCGTAACCTTTGTCAGCTCTCTCGTCTATTCTAGCAGTAACATCTTTTCCAACAGCTAAAGCAATACCATCGTTTACGAAAGCAAAGCAATCTCTGATGCTAGAAGCAACAGCTAATCTGTTAGATACAACAAAGTTAAATCCTAAAAACGAATTAACATCTCCAGAAGCAAGTGCTTTTACAGTGTTAAAATCGCTAGAAGTAACTTCAGTAGTTCCCAATAGATCAGAGATCTGTTTAGGTCCTACTACGATGTGTCTAGGTAGAGAAGGATCAACATCTGCTAAGTCTAAGATTTCTTTTGCTTCTCTTAGTTTAGCGATTGTGAATCTTCCTGTTCCAGCTTCTGCTATAATTTGACCAGCAGGTAAAGCAGTAGATGTTCCACCAGCTACGCCAGTGTTAGCAGTACCAGTTGCCGCAGTAATGATATTGTCATCCATAGCTCTTCCCATCGCATAAGCCGCAGCCATTGCGTAAGAAGAAGTTGGATCTGCCAACATTCTTACTTTATCTAGGTCGTCAATTAGATCAGCGAATTCATAGTCCACAAGGGAGACTCTTCTTCTTGAGTGAGGAGTATCTGCTTGAGGAGTGTCTGAATGTCTGGTTGATCTTACAGTTGCAGTTACGCTTCCAACTTGGTCAAAGAAAGCGTTTTTTCCAACAACTGATTCAAGGCGAACTTTATCTCTTAATAAAGATCCCTTTTGTTGTGATAACATTTGTATGTTTGAACTATACTGTTCTACAAATGCTGTTGTTACTTGTGTAGACATATTTGTCTCTCCATTGTTAAAGTTAAATGTTAATCATCCACATGACAATTAACAAAAATAAAACAGAGAGGTTCTCCGCAAAGCAGGCATCTCTTGCATTTAAGGTCTGTTAGACCACAGTCTATTCCTTGTTGTCAGTAAGGTTCTTGCGAGTTATCTTACTTTTCTTAGGCGAACTTTCATCCGCCTTAGAAATCCACTTATAATAATTATCAGCGATTGGCAAGGGATTAGATTTATGATTTTCAGAACCTGTTTCTAA